ACCAACACCTACTCAAAGAGAATGAGGAGTTGAGAAAAAACAGAAAAACAACAGCTGATTTACTTTATATGGCATTAGCGAAAAGACTTATTGGGAGAATTTTAAAAGAAGAAGATGAATGTGATATAGAATTATCATTAGTAAAAATAATAAACAATAAGAATAAACTCCAACAAGAAAACTCCAAACTTGTAAAAGAAAATAAGGAACTAAGAGAAACAGAAAAAAGATATTGTATAAGGAAAAGAATACATGTAGATAAAATTAACAATATCAAACAACAAAACTCCCAGCTAAAGGAAGAGAACGAAGCATTACACCAAGACTATGATTTAATTTTTAAAGAGTATCAAAAGCTAAAGGAAGAAATAGAAAATGAAAAAGAGATATCAGCAGAAGCCTGCTCAAGTTTTGGAGAAATGTATAAATTAAAAGAAGAAAATCATAAACTAAAGGAAGCAATAAGAGGGTTGGAAATATATGATAAAGAAAAATTTCAAGGTATATGGAGAAGCACAGCTGCTGACTATTATGAAGAACAAATCAAAACCCTAAAAGCTATGGTGAGAGAATGAAAAAATACCAAATAATATATGCTGACCCGCCTTGGAAGTATCAGGGTAAAATGATGAATAGTTCTGTTACAGACCATTATAGTTGGGCTGACTTATCAGACATTTGTAAAATACCAATTAAGGATACACCTAGACACAATCGCTAGACTAAAACAAGAAAACAAAGAATTTAACGAAGAGATAAAAGCCCTAAGAGAAACACAATTTTTAGAATAAAGAGATTAAACAAGGAGAACGCATGAAAAAAATATACGTAGCCGGAAAATACAACGACACCGATGTGATAAAAGTCCTTAACAACATAAAGAAAGGAATGAAGAAATGTGTAGAGATTATAAAAAGAGGGGATATTCCTTTTTGCCCTTTCTTAGATTTTCAATTTCAATGGTATGCGGATCTAACCTTAGAAGATTACAGGAGATATTCTATGGCATGGCTTGAAGCTTGTGATGAAATATATGTCCTGAATAATTGGCATACCTCAGAAGGGACAAAAGCAGAGATAAAAAGGGCAAGGGAACTTGGAATCCCGGTTGTTTTTGAGGGGGATGATGAATGATTATACAAGGCGATTGCATTACTAAATTAAAAGAATTACCGGATGAGAGTGTGAATTGCTGCATTACATCGCCGCCTTATTGGGGTCTCCGTGATTATGGCACAGCGAAATGGGAAGGCGGGAGTGCAGAGTGCGACCACATAGAAACCCTAAACAAACACGGTGGACAAAGAGCAGATAGAAATCAAGAAGGATATAAAAAATTTTATCAAAATATATGTGGGAAATGCGGTGCTAAAAGAATAGACTTACAACTCGGCTTAGAAAAGACACCTGAAGAATGTGTCAAGAATATGGTAGAAGTTTTTAGAGAAGTCAAAAGAGTGCTGAAAAAGGAAGGAACTTTGTGGCTTAACCTCGGCGATTCTTATTGGGGCGGTGGGAATAATAGAGGGAACAAAAGCCCTATCTCTGATAAACAAAACAGCAATACTGGTGCAACAGGACAATGTGCTTATCATCAGAAAAATATAGGAAAACACGAAACGATAAAGCCAAAGGACTTGGTAGGTATCCCATGGATGACCGCATTCGCTTTAAGAGCAGACGGCTGGTATCTCCGTCAAGATATAATCTGGCACAAACCTAATCCTATGCCCGAAAGCGTAAGAGATAGATGTACAAAGGCACACGAGTATGTATTCCTAATGAGCAAGAATAAGAAATATTACTATGATAATGAGGCGATAAAAGAAAGCAGCAAAGACCCAGAAAGCCACAGGGGAAGAAATCAAAGGTCAGCTATGACGAATGAAAGTAAAAATAAATTAAAAGAATATGGAGCGACAAGAAGTGGATTTAAGAATATAAAACAAGGTAAAACATACCCCAAACGCAACAAACGCTCCGTGTGGAAGATAGCAACCAAACCCTTCAAAGAAGCACACTTTGCCACTTTCCCTGAAAAGTTAATTGAGCCTATGGTAAAAGCGGGGTGTCCTAAAGGGGGGACAGTATTAGACCCTTTCTTTGGCTCGGGAACAGTAGGTGTAGTAGCTAAAAAATTAAACAGAAAATATATTGGTATAGAATTAAACCCAGAATATATAAAAATAGCAAAGAAAAGGATAAATGAGAATAGGACTTTATTTGATAAGGAGAACATATGAAAGAAAAGATAAGAAAGTTAAACATATAACAAAAGGAGGTGAAAAATGAGTGAATATGAAGTTAAGTATTTAGATACTAACCAAACAGCGAAAATTTTAGGAATACACCCGGTTACCTTGCGTAGGTATTGCCAAGAAGGTAGGATAGGTTTCTATATGATAGGAAACTCACGCAGATTTACACAGGCGGACATAGAACAATTTTTGGCAAAGACATATGTACCTAAAGGGGGTAACGATGAGACAGAGCGCAAAGACGATCCCTTCAACTCTAATTGATTGTGTCAGGGTCTATGCGCAAGCGGGTTGGGCGACGTTTCCCTGCCAACCGACTAAGAACCCGCTAGAGGGGTTGCGCTGGAAGGAGAGTAAGGTTGATACCCAACCCTCGCAGTTCGGCTACCCCTTCGGTATGTTCGGGGTAAAACTTAAAGCCGATGACCTGATTATAGACATAGACCCCCGCAACATGAAGGGAGAGAAAGTATGGACGAGGTTAAAAGAACAAGTGCCAATGTTACACGAGGCACAACAAAAAGCGACCATTGTAAAAACAGCGGGCGGCGGGCTTCATATCTATTTACGCAAACCGGCTAACTTTAATATACGCAAGGTGATAAGGGGTTTTCCCGGGATTGAGTTTTTATCTAAAGGTGCATATGTTATCGGTGCGGGTTCTATCAGAGAACAAGACAAAAATTATCAGTTCTTAACCCCACCCTTTGAGCCGGTTGAAGCCCCCGGCTCTTTACTTGAGTTATTAAAACGGGATGTAATCGATTCAGGGATAGAACGCCATACCGGTTTCTCCGATTCTAAACCGAATATAGAACGATTTATCGAATATCTTACAGAACATGCTCCCCCGGCAATAGAAGGCGAACAGGGCGACCAGACCACGTTTAAGGTTGCTTGCCGAGGTAGAGATTATAATTTAACACCAAATAAAACATGGGCTTTAATGTATGAACACTATAACCCCCGGTGCGAGCCGCCCTGGGATAGGCATGACCTACATATAAAAGTAAATAACGCCTATACCTATAATGAGGCGATGCCGGGAAAAAATGACCCAAACGTAGTTTTCTCTAAGGAATTGAATGGGCCTGATGGAAAATGGCATACCGCTCTTGACCGCTATAAGACAAAAGGAAAGACCGCCGACGGTAGGAAAAAATTAGGTGCTCTTAAACCTACCCTGAGAAATGCGGTTGAGATAATTAAAAACGAAGTTGGTATTCAGGGCAAGTTCTCACTTAATGAGTTTACCGAGCGTATTGACGTAAAAGGCCTGGTGCCATGGGAAGACGCCCGGATAAACCGTTATAGAGAGGTGAATGACAGGGAGATTGAGTTAATTAGACTATATTTAGCCCAAACCTATGGCGGGGTTGAGTTCTCATCCTCGACCACCTGGAAGGCGATAGATATAGTTGCGGCGGGAAACAGACACCACCCGGTTAGAGACCATATTGAGAGTCTGAGCTGGGACGGTGTAAGGCGGCTAGATACATGGTTAATAGACTATTGCGGGGTATCAGACACTCCGTTACATAGGCAAATGGGTAGAAAGTTCCTTCTTGCGATGATTAACCGTGTCTATGAGCCCGGTTGTAAGTGGGACTATGTTTTGGTCTTAGAAGGTAAACAAGGGATAGGAAAGAGTACCTTATGTAGTTTATTAGGTGGTGAGTGGTTTGGAGATGCCCCGATAGACCCCAGAGATAAGGACAGCGTGCCTTATTTACATGCACATTGGGTTATAGAGTTAGCCGAGATGGCAATAACCAGAAAGGACAAGAGTGACAGCCTGAAAAACTTTTTATCAAGAACAGAAGACGATATTCGCAAACCATATGCCAGGGAACGTTCGAAATACCCCCGCCAGTGTGTATTCTTAGGCACAATAAACCCCGACTCGGTCGGTTATCTTTATGACGGCACGGGAAACAGGCGATTTTGGTGTGTTTTTTGCAGGGATATAGATTATATAGAGTTTGGTAAGGTGAGAAATCTGTTAATCGCGGAGGCATATAACGCCTATATAACAGAAGAAAGGTTATTAATGAGTCCGAAGTTGATGGCAGAGGCAGAAGAAAGCGCTCAGACCCGTCTGGCCGGCGACCCGTGGGAAGGTATTATTCACGAGTATTTAGAAAATCAGCCTGAGTTAGACAGCATATCGACACAAGAGATATATGAGGCCTGCTTAGGCGGGCATGTACGGAATATGACTATGGTTCACCAGAGAAGGATAGCTCAGGCATTACAAAGTTATGGGTTTGTGAAAAAACGACTGTCGAGCGGGAATAGGTATATGAGGCCGATAAAACATGAAATGGGGGTGGGTGATGCGAGAAAAGAAAGCTAGAAAAGCGCGTGGTATTGTTTATGGGTATGATTTAGCACCCAGAAATAGAGAGTACAGGCAACTGCGTAACGGCCAAATAATAGCAGATAATAACCGGAGAAAATATCAAAAGGTTAAGAAGGTTTTAAAGAATGAGAATAGTTAAAGACACATATAACCAACTGTTTGATTTTCAAAAGGAAGGGGTTGATTTCCTTGCAAAAAATCGCTCAGCCCTGCTCGCCGATCAATTAGGAACGGGTAAGACAGCCCAGGCGATACACGCCGCTCAGCAGGTAGGGGCAAGGTCAATTCTCTGTATCTGCCCGGCCAGTATTAAATATAATTGGAAAAAAGAGGCGGTTAAATGGGGTTATTCGGAGAAAGATATAGGGATAATTAACAGCGCAAAGGATGTTAATAAACCACTCAAGCCGATGACTATTATAAACTACGATGTAATATGGAGAAAAAAATACCTAAAACACCTAATTAAACCGCTATACGATGTGTTGATATTAGACGAAGTACATAATGTTAAAAACCCGAAGGCTAAACGTTCGAAGGCTGTCTGGCTAAAAAATGGTTATTGTGACTGGGCTATATACAGGTGGGCTCTTACCGCAACGCCGGTCTTGAACCGCCCGGTAGAGTTACACTCAATGCTTGCAAAACTCTGCCCAGAAAGACTGGGAAAGTTTCGTAATTATATCGATTACACCCGCCGTTATTGCCGGGGGCACGACGGTAAGTGGGGCTGGGACGCTTTGGGCGCTGATAATCTCGATGAGTTGAGTGGAAGGTTAGCGGGGTTTATGCTCAGGCGGACAAGAGATTGTTTACCGGGTAAGGTGTTACAAAAGATATATATGCCGACAACAAAAGACATCGAAAAACAGTTGTTCTCAGGTGATGAGAACGCATCTATCCGCCGTAAGGTTGGGTTAGGCAAGGTTAACGCCTGTATTGAGCATATAGAAGGCGTATTAGAGGCAGAGAGAAAGGTAGTGGTGTTTGCCTACCACCGAGAGGTTATCGATAATCTGTATAAAGGGTTAATAAAATATAATCCGGTAAGGCTTTACGGGGCGACAAAACAAAGCGAGCGGCAAAAAGCAATTGACTCCTTCTCTGCCGATAGTGATGACTGCCGGGTGTTTATCGGACAGATTGAATCAGCGGGTGAGGGTATCGACGGGTTACAGAATAATTGCAGTGTAGGGATATTTGTCGAGATTTGCCACACGCCCGGGATAATCAACCAGGCTATCGGCCGCCTGCATAGACAAGGGCAAAAAGATAGGTCAGTATTTCAGTTTATCTTAATCGAGAACACAATAGATGAGAAAATACTTAACTCAACCATTTTTAAAGAGAAAAATATAAAGACGATAATGAAAGATAAAACAATAGGACTTGAGTTTGCTGGGGGTGAGGAGAAAATAAAACCACAGAACACAATACGATTTACCGGTGTGGAAGAGTACCCCTCTTCCCGGCACTCAAGTATTGAGGAGTCATTAGAGAGGATAGCTGTTGCTATCGAGAGATTGGTATGATATTACACGGTGATTGTATACAAGAGATGAAAAAGTTAGATGATAATTCGGTAGATGCTATCATTACAGATCCGCCTTATAACATTAGTAAGAAAAATAACTTTGGAACTATGGAAAGATACAATCAATACAAAGGAATGGATTTTGGAAAATGGGATAAAAAATTTAATCAATTAGAATGGATTAAATATGCAATACCAAAATTAAAAGATGGCTCTAATATTATTATTTTTAATAGTTGGCAAAATTTAAAATTAATAAGTGATGAGTTAGAAGAAAATGGTTGTTCCACTAAAAGAATTCTAGTTGTTAAAAAAACAAATCCTATGCCTGTAAATAGAGATAGATTATTTGTAAATAGTTTTGAATTTATGATTTATGCAACTAAAGGGGGAAAATGGACATTTAACCGTAGATTTGATAATTATGAAACTGGTTTTTTTGAGTGTAAAAATAATGGAGAAACAAAACATCCTACTGAAAAACAAGTGAAAACAATGAAAGAATTAATAACTATATTGACAAATAAAGGACAAACTGTATTAGACCCCTTTATGGGTTCAGGTACAACAGGAGTAGCTTGCAAAGAACTGGGCAGAGAGTTTATAGGCATAGAAAAAGAACAAGAATATATAAAAATCGCCGAGAAAAGAATTAACAAGGGTAAAGTACCCGAAATACTCAAACAAGGAGGTAGTAGTATGAGCTTAGAACAGCAGCTCGAACGTATCGCAAAAGGGGTGGATGACTTAGTAAAACTGGTAAAACCCGCGGTTAGCACCCCAACCGCAACACAGGTGAAACAGGAGGCGGCAAAGACGCCGGAGACAGAGGCTAAACCGGCGGCAAAGAAGGCGAAAACTAAAAAAGTTAAACCGTTTGACTACAAAAAGAGGATGGATGAGATTGCGAATAAGATTAGTGGTTTTTACAACGACCCTGCTAAAACTAATGAGACGTTTGCAGAGTTAATGAAACAGTTTAAAAAATCTTATCCTCAATACCAGACGGTACTAGATGCGGCAGAGAAAGACCAGAAAGAGGTGTTAGAGTTAGTTGAGGGATTTATTAAAAAGCGGGGGATAAAATGAAACACACGGTAGTAAGCCCTTCCCAATCCGAGCGGTTTTTTAACTGCCCCGGCTCGGTGAGAGAACAGGCGAAAATCGATATTATCGAGCCTTCGTCTAAAGAACAATTAGAAGGCAGTGCAATTCACGAGTTTGCGGCCGGGTGTTTGAAAGAGGACAAAGACCCTTACGATTGTATGGGTGAGATAGTTGAGGTTAAGGATAACTATGGAGATGTTATAGAGTTTAACGTCAACGATGATTTCGCCTTTTGCACCCGTATGTACCGCAACAAAATTTTGTCTATTCTCGAACAGGAGAAAGTGAGTAAAAAAGCATTACAAGTTGAGGCTAAATACTCTTTACCGGAGATAGACAAAGACGCCCGGGGAACAACTGACTGTAGTTTTGTCGCCGGACATACTCTTTATGTACTCGACTTAAAAGCGGGAAGAGGAGTATTGGTTAGTCCGGAGGAAAACAAACAATGCATGTATTATGCTCTGCGCCCGTTTTTTGACGCCAGAATGTTTATCAGCCGGATAGTTTTAGTAGTCGTCCAGCCGAGAGCAAAAGCGGGGGAGTATATTAAAGAGTGGGAGACAACACCTAAGCGTTTGGATCAGTTTGCCGAAGACCTAAAGAAAGCGATAGCAGACACCCGGAAAAAAGACGCCCCGCTCAAACCGGGAGAGTGGTGCCGGTGGTGTAAGGCTCAAAGTGTTTGCGGCGCGCCGTTAGATAAGATGGCAGACACCCTTAAACCGCTCATTCCGGCAATGGAGAAAGTAATGCCTAAAATTACCGAGTTAACGCCTGAACAAATCGGACAGGTATTACCAGCTCTTGAGACAGTAAAAGAGGTAATAAAACAACTGTATGGCTATGCTTTTTCTCTGGCATCTAAAGGCACAGACATACCAAATTACTCTTTAACTAAGAGTAAAAAACAAAGGAGGTGGAGAGATGAAAATGCGGTAGTTCAAGAACTAGAGGATGAGTTTGGTGACGAGATTTATAAAACCGAACTCCGCTCGCCCGCTCAGTTAGAAAAGATAGCGGGAAAAGAAAGGGTACAGGATTTTATCTATGTACCGGAGGGCGACTTGAAACTTGTCCCTACTAAGGAAACGAAGGAAGCGATAAGTCGAAAAGTCGAGGAAGTGTTTAAGAACGTAGAAATCGAATAAACAGGAGGTAAATACGATGAGTAAATCAATCGTAACACCGGTCGGGAGAGCATCTTTCCCACATTTAGCAAAACCAAACGCATATGGAAAGTATGCAATCACAATTCTCTTTCCTAAATCAAATCCCAAAGTTAAGGAGTTTGTACAGTGGCTTAAAAACGCGGTAAGAGAAGAGGCTCTTAATGTTGCCGGGCAGAAAGGTTTTCAGGCGGCAATGAAAGAGTTTGTTTCTTTTAAAGACGGTGATAGTGTAGAAAGGTTTAAGACCTATCGCTCAGAGTATGCGGGGCATTGGGTATTAAGTGCCAGCCGTAAAGGTGATTTCGGAAAACCTTGTGTCGTAAACAGACAAAAACAACCTATCGACCCAACCGAAATATACGCCGGGTGTGATATCCTTGCCTATATTGACGTTTACGGGTACACTTTTGGAACGAAGAAATCAGTAACTATCGGTATTCAGCACATTATGAAAGCAGGCGACAACGAACCTTTCTCATCATCGGGCGTACCGGTTGAGAGCGCTTTTGACGATATAGACCTGCCGGAAGACGGAGTTGGGCTTGCTGATCAAGAGCCTAGATCGCCGGTAGAAACAGGTGGTAACGAAAGTTTAGACCCTTTTGCAGGGGTGTAATTGATGAAAAAGGTCTATCTGGATTTTGAAACAAGAAGTGAAGTCTCAATATGGGATGTTGGTGCGTGGATATACTCCACGCACCCGTCCACCCGGATACTCTGTTTTGCTTTTGCTGTTGACGGCGGTAAGGTTTATTTAAACGATGAACAAAAACTCAGGCAATTAGCCGAAAATGATAATCTTTTGTTTGTAGCTCATAACGCCTTTTTTGAGCGGGTTATTTGGAAAAACATTATGGTTAAGCGTTTTAACTATCTGCCCATTCAACTCAGGCGTTGGCGGGATACAATGGCAAAGGGCTGCGCTTTCGGCTTACCTCTCGCCTTAAACAAGGCGGCCGACGCCCTTATGATTGGCCAGAAAAAAGATATGCGAGCCCGCCAGATTATGAAACGAATGTCTAAGCCATTGTTCAATAAAAAAGGAGAGGTATATTACGATGACGACCCCGGGCATTACAAGATACTATATGAGTATTGTAAACAAGACGTAAGGGTTGAAAGAGAGATTGATAGAATAGTCCCTGAGTTATCGCCTAAAGAGCAGGAGATATGGTTTTATGATCAGTTAATTAACGAGCGGGGTGTAATGGTAGATATACCTGCCGTTAAGCGAATTATCGAAATCCTGTCTCAGAAAACAAAAGCATTAAACAAAGAGTTAGTTCAGTTAACCGGCGGTAAGGTCACCAAGGGCACCCAGGTTCAGTCTATGCTTAACTATCTAGCCGATAACGGTTGTTATATGCCTAATTTACAAAAGGCTACCGTTAAGGCTAAAATCGCAAGTAAAGAGTTAGCCGATAAACATATCCGTATTCTCCGCCTGCGGCAGCAATTAGGTAGGACATCAACGAAAAAATATGAGAAACTTATCCACTCAACCGATGATAAGGGTATATTGAGGGATTGTTACATTTATCATGGGGCAAACCCCGGTAGGTGGGCTGGTAAATTAGTCCAGTTACAGAACTTATCCTATGATAAATCGGGCGAGATTGACCCTGAGAAGGCGATAAATGAGATAACCACCCTTAGTGTGCCTATGCTTGAGATGGCCTATTCCGGGCGTCTTGTGGACGTAATAGCTAAGTGTATAAGAGGGGTCTTTATCCCCCCGCCCGGGCAAGAGTTTTATGTGGTAGATTATGGGGCTATTGAGGCAAGAGTGCTTATGTGGTTAGCCGGTGAAAAAATGGGATTGCGTGAGTTTAAAAAGGCAGACGCCGGGCAGGACGAGGATATTTATGTAAAGATGGCACGGCGTATTTACGGCAGGCCAAGCCTAACAAAGGCTAAAAACCAGAAAGAGAGAGCGCTAGGTAAGAGTACAATTTTAGGCAGTGGATATGGGATGGGCGGAAGTAAGTTTTGTGTTGTTTGTGAAGGTAACGGGATTAAGATAGACGAGGAGACTGGGCATAAAATTATCCACCTTTATCGCAATACATATAAAACCATACCTTTATTTTGGAGTAAGTTAGAGCAGGCTATGTTAAATGCTTTCAATTATAAAGATAAGATTTATAAGGTAAATAATATTTATTATGTATATAAAGGGCATAATATCTATTGTAAACTCCCTTCCGGGCGTATCCTAACCTATATCGAGCCTAAACTTATAGACAACAGGTTTGGCGGCAAAAGCCTTTCCTTTATGGCAGAGGTTAATAGTCAATGGGTGAGAAAAGATACCTTTGGGGGGCTTTTAGCCGAAAATGTTACCCAAGCCACCGCTCGAGATATAATGGCTTATAGTTTTCCCAGTCTTGAACGAAATGGATTTCCGATAGTTATGCACACCCATGATGAGATTGTAAGCCAGCAATCAATAGGTAAAAACAGGCTGGATAAGATGATAGAGTTAATGTGTGAGTTAGAACCATGGGCAAAAGGTTGTCCGATAGTCGCTGAAGGGTTTACCTGCAAGCGGTATAAAAAAGGATAGGGGGTGAGTATGGCAGATTACATACCAATAATTTTAATGATTATCGGGCTTATTATATTGATTGAACATATGCAAAATCCGGGAGGTTGGGGATGATAATTGGTGTTGATCCAGGCAAAAATGGCGCAGCCGCTTATATCAGTAGTAATGGGGACTTAATCAAAGTTTTTCCTTTTTCAAGACAACTTGAAAGATGCCGGGATTACGTATTTCACACAAGTGTTTATATAACCGCTATCTACATTGAGAGGGTATCAGCGTCACCCAATATGGGTGTAGTGAGTGCTTTTACTTTCGGGCGGTATGCTGAGGCGGTTGAGTCAGCAGCCAGGGCTCATAGTCAAATAAAGACAGTTAAAGTGCGCCCGCAAATCTGGCAGGAGGCGTTGGGTTGTTTTGCTAAAGGGAAAAAGTCCGTGCTATACCAAAAGGCAAAAGAGTTATTTCCCGAGGCGTATAAGGATAAGAAGTTCAATCAAAGTAGTGCTGATGCGGTGTTAATCGCATATTACGGGTGGAAATGTGAGGGCGTTTAATTGTAGGCTCTCTAATTTCTCCGAAAATAATTCTTAATTATTTCTTACCGAACATTTGGGATTGGCACTCTGTAATCAACTCTTTTTGTATTTCTTTCTAAACGCTTCGTAAAGTTTCAAGAGAGCTAAAGTTACTGCTCCCGCTCCCGCACCACCGGCAATCGGAAGATAAGGGTTATCTTGGCCTTCACCGTGTTTAGCTATCTCACTTCTTATCTTTTCATCTGCCATACCGGCGATTGCCATTCTCTGTTCTTCGCTTAATTCCGGCAATTGGGAAGCTACCCATCCGCAACCTGAAAGCATTACAACCATAGATAGTAACAAAATAAATCTTTTCATTTTCCACCTCTCTTGGTTAGTCCTAATGCGTGAATAAAATCCTCTATCTTTTGAATAAACTTATTATCTGCTTCTGTCGGTGTCATCTTTGCGATGATTGAAGCCCCGCCCAATATCATTAGAACAGCACTTATTATTTGTTGTATTGTCTCTATCATCTTTACCTCCTGTTTAATTATGCCCGATTTAGCCTGAAACCTGCTCATTTTTGGCTTTTTATCTATCTACCCGCCCAAAGCCCTCTTAAAACCATAAAAGCCTAAATAGAGGCGTATGTGGCTATTTACCCTCGCTTTTATCTCCGTTTTTTTCCAAGTCCTTCATCCATAAACTTACCAATTCATCTATATCCTCGCTCATCCTATCGAGAGTAGATTCAAAAGGTGCGTGTAAGCGTTTGAATAACTGAGGGTTGCTATACAAAGCCCCGCCAAGATTCTTCAAACTATGGATTTCGTTCTTAATATGATTTTTAGTTATAATAATTCTTTCTTTTATTCTTTTGTTCATATTAAGCTCCCAGATTAACTTTAATAACATAACTGGCTATGCCAAATAGCGCTACTATAATAGCAAATATCAATTTAGTGTGAAGGCTTGACCTTTCAGACACTTTTGTTATTTTTTGGATAAGCCCATCCTTACCGTTACCGTAAACTGCACCATGCATTCTATCTACGCTTTCTTTCATTGACTTTGCATATTGTTCTATTTTAGCAGTAGAGCTTTCTATTTTGTCAACACGCTCATGAATTCGCTGTTGCCCATGATTATATTCTTCTCTTTCTATTCCCATATTCACTCCCCATTTAACCATTCTTGTTTGCCGTTTCTATTAGGATGCAGTTTTTTAAGTTTTTGTCTATATTCAAAGGCTTTTCTATCGTGATAAGCTATTTCCTTTTCGTACTGTTTAATCAACATATATCTTTCGTCTGGGGTCATGCTTTTACCTTCTCTCCTTCCGGCGCTCTAACTATTAAATTTATCATTTATCATCCTCTCGGCTTCAGCAACCGTTAAGCCTAACCTAAATAATTGACAATTAGGGTCATCCTTATATTCATACTGATAACGTTCTGTTATTTCACCGCTCTTTTCATCCTTAACATCTACTATTTTATGCTGTTTATCAGTTTTACCATTATCACCATCTTTTAATTTCCCTGCTACCAACCATTGTTTAACCTCTGTTAACTTCCGTTTTAAAAATGTCTTTGTTTCTTTTGGATACTTGTCAAATAAAAACTTAACATCTTTTTTTGTGTTAATATGCTTTGGAAAACCTTTCATTTAACTTTTACCTCCTTTTTAAGAAAATGTATAAAATTTATCAATTTTCTTTATTACTGTAAGAAACGGTATCTCCTTTTGGTACTTCTCTATCTGCTCTATCAAAACATTTGTTCAAAGGCCTGAATCTTTGTCTGCCAGCTTTTACCTTTTCGGGCATTGCGGTAGGCAAGATAAATGTTTCCAAAATCAGCTATTTTTTTAAATAAATTACCGTGTCTTTTCATCTTGTTAGTCGAGTTTGGCGACTTTCACTCTTGCTACTAACCGCCAAACTCCTCCGTTTTGTATTTTGCCGCTAGTAGCGACAAGGCTAATAAGTCCAGCCAGGAGTTTGTCCAAATTTCCTGTATCCGCCTGCGCCTGCCGATATTCGTATTCGTATTCCAGCGATAGTTATTCGCATTACGACACTGCGACCTGCAATTCGCTGCATTGTCCCAATTACCGCCCGCGATCAGCCGACACTTAATGACTTATCAGCCTATATTACGTTTTCCGTTTTACAATTTTCGGCTCCGCCCGCGCCCGCCGAAATCCGTAATCGTAGCCCAGCGATAGTACCTCGCATAACGACACCGCGACCCGCAATTCGCCGCACTGACCCAAGCACCGCCCGCGAGCAGCTTCACATCAGCACCCGTAGCACTCGCACCTCCATAATTATAAAGAGAGCCTTTAGCCCCAGGCAAATCATACCAACCCCAGCCAGGAGTAGTTGGATCCCACCTAACAGACTGCTCATCCAACCATTGCCACATTGCTCCAGCACAATCCTCACAACCGATGTTTGAAATCATTCTTCGACTGGCTGTGTCTGAATGCCCACCAGTTGTTCCAGGGTCGACAGAACCTGAAATATTAGTTTCTTCGTTTGAACCTGCTGCAATCAACTGAAATTCAATATCATTAAGAAGCTGTTTTTTTACAGCTCCAAAATCGTCAACAAAATCCATCCAATTGCGGCTATCAGAAATTGTTCCGCCATAAACAGAAGCGGTTGATGCTCCAGTTCCTGAAGCTAAGTATATATCCACCCAGATATCTGCTGCTTCTGAAAATACCATACCCTCAGGAGAACAAACGGGTCTATGGTCTAAATCCCAGATAGAGGCAGGTAAGACATCTCCTGCTGCAAATCCAGTTAAGGTATGCTCTGCTATTGTTCCTACCGCTACACACAGACAATGAAACCCACCTATCTTCCTTGAATTATCAACTGTATATCCTGAAGGAACTGTTGAATTAGCCGATAATTTTATAACAGGTGTCGTTCCAGAGGCAGGCTGGCAAGCATAAATATAAAAATCCTTCCCCGCTCTGTTGGCGGCAACAGTATAATCCGTTGGCGTATTAGTGTCCCAATTAGCAGCAGAAGATAAATCTATATCGGTTTGACTTTCAATAAAATAAATTACCCCACCTATATCAACTGCTAATTTGTTAGGTGATTGGATAGTATATCTATTAGCAGTAGTCGAATAAGGAGTTTTGAGTAGCCATTGAATATCTCGATTATAAAGAGAAGGATTGAGTTTCGCCGAATTATTATCCTGAAAAGTAGGTGCTGCTCCTGCGCCGTTAGAAGTTAATACTTGGTCGGCTGTTCCTGCTGCTACTGTTGTCGGTGTAGCGTCTGCTGCCCAAGTTATTAGTTCTCCGTCTGTACCGTTGGCTAGGTCTGCTACATCTACATTACTTAAAGAATTTCCTGTTCCGTTAGCGTCAAAGGTTTTGTTTGTAAGCGTTGAGGTCTTACTATCGTATAATGCAAGAATAGCGTCTAAGTCTGATTTCTTAACTGTGTTGCTGTCGTCTGTGTCGGAGAGTAAGATTTCATCGGCTACTGCTGGGGCTGCTAAATCAGGTGTGCCATTTATATTAACGTTACCCGGGTCGCCCTTAGCCCCCTGTATCCCGGAAACTAATATCGACCAACTCGATATTGTCCCCGCCCCGCTTGTTGCAATAACTTCTATAGTTAAAGTTGTGCCGGAATAACCGGTTACCGACCCAAACATATAATTATCAGAATTAGCGGTATCAACTACTAAAAGATAATGTCCGACATTAAATTGTTTCCCTTCTTGAGTCGTAAAAACTTTCTCCCCTGTACCTATCGTTACGGGAGTTGAGGAAGTACCTGTTAAAGAAAGGGCGTATTCTTGAGCGTCGTCAGCATATCCTGACGCGTCATTAGCGTAGCCTAAAGCAGTATTAGCGTGGCCTAAAGCAGTATTAGCGTAGCCTAAAGCAGTATTAGCGTGGCCTAAAGCAGTATTAGCATACCCCGAGGCATCAGTGGCATATCCTTCAGCTTCTGTTGTTGCTTCCTCTGCCGCCGCTTTTGCATCGTCAATTAGGGTATCATAATCAGGAGTTTCGCCCTCCGTCTGTCGGGGTACTTGAATAGCCCTTCCAATCGCCTCCCGATTTTGCTGTATAAGCCTACACAATCTATCCATTCCGTTACTAACCTTTTTCTCCCTAAACGCCCCATCAGTCGGTAAGACTATGTTTTGGGTATAAGGCATATCACTAAACATAAAGACCCACACGTCTGCGCTGGGCGGGAGCAGTGTAACAAACTCGATTACACCGCCCTCATCGACTCTATTTAGCGTAACCTTATAATCGGTTGTAAGACTTTTTTCTTCAACATCTCCCGATGTCTTATCTATCAACCAAACCTTTAAATCTGCTTTTGCATATATCTTAAAATCAAAACCGAACTCTCGAGTTACACCGTCACCACTTATTTTTACTTTAGTATCTGTATTTATAATTGCCATAGTTTATCTCCTTACTGCCATTTTTTTGAATAATATATCATTCGGCAATTTCTCTACCATTCTTTTCTTTAGGCTTATCTCATCGTTGCTTATCATAATTTACCTTCTGCTTTTAACTCTTGCTCTGCTTGCCTTGTCAGAATCTCATCCTTCTTTTGGCTAATTAGCTGTTGTCTTTTCTCCTCTGCCGTTGGTTCTGGTATATAAATTTCTGGTAAATCTTTTTTAGCACACTCTATGAATTCGTGTTTATCAGTATTATTTGGTTGTTTTGGTAATTCATAGTAACTTTCAACTTTCCCTGTCTTCTTGTTTTTAATATATCCTGTTTTCATAATTGCCTCCTTATAATCTATAAAATCAACTTCCTAACGGTATCCAATAAATGGTTGAACTACCACCACCTTGAACCGATTTCCAATAATCTCCTTTTTTCACTGGCATTAAAGCTGAAGTTTTGTCTATATTTGTGTCTTGCCCATCATCTGTCCAAACATTTTGTCTTTCAGTTATTGGAGGATTATTACTATCTGTGTAAACTCGATGTTGCAGAGCTCCATTCCCTGTCCCATTAAAGATAACACATACAAAACCATCAGTAGAAGCCTGATAAACTGTATTGTTTGATTTAGAAACCCAAGAGCCTAAAGACACTGCATTAGCATCTATTGCAGTCTTTACTGCCTTTTGTGAGACATAATAAGTATCTGAATTTTCTGCTAAGCTGGTTTTCTTGTTTGCCGCATTTTCCGGAGTGTAACCTAAGCTGTCTTCTTTTGTACCTAAAGCAGTTTTCAGTTCCTTCCCCTGATTAGCGCTTAACGCTTTATTTGTATCGGTTGATGTTAAATTATCAACTATATCCGCTATCGCCAATTTATTATCCTGTAACACCTTACCCTGATTAGCACTTAACGCTTTATCGTTATCGGTTGAGGTTAGATTATCAATAACCTCTATCGACGGGTCGGGGAGTATTTTGTTGACAAGGCCGTCTCCGGCATCATTCCACGCAATAAATTTCTTTGCGCTAGGTGCCGGCATGGTTATTCCTTCTTCCGCGTAAATAGGCAGTTTTATTGAACGCTCGATAGCTTCCTTATTCTGCTGAATTAGCCTACACAACCTATCCATTCCGTTACTGACTTTTTGTTCTCTAAACGCCCCGTCTGTAGGTAAAACTGTATTCTGAGTATACGCTAAATCACTAAACATAAAGACCCAATACCCGTCTTCAGGTATATAGTCTTCGTCAAATATAATCGTCCCGCCCTCATCTATTACATCTATGTCTACAAGATAATGAGTAGTAAGTGATTGTTCTATCACCTCATCTGTAATTTTGTTAATCAACCACACTTTTATATCAGAAGTAGTATATATTTTAAAACCAAAACTAAATTCTCGGGTTACGCCGTCTGCGCTCACTTTTTTCTTGGTATCTGTATTTATAATCGCCATTATTGCCCCCTCATCTGTTTGATTTGCCAGTCAGTATAACCCATAAATTTTTGTAACATTTTATAAAAATCTTCATCATCAACATATTCTCTTGCGGCGTTAAAGGAACGAGTTGCTCGATTAGCTAAAGCTCCTGCGCCGCCGGTAAACGGGTAACTCATTCGTGTCCAAGCCTCCGCAACGCCTAAAATATCATCAGCGCCGGCATATTCGCCTTTTTGTATCAGGTCTAATGTAATATCAGCAACGTCATAAACGTCCCTAAACCACGCTTCTAACGCATATGATGAGGACATTGCTCTATAGTCTTCATCCTTAGCCTTTGCCAGCACCCACCCGACTAAATTTTTAAAGAACTCACCGCCAATAGCGATACCATCACCCATCGGCCCTGATATAAAGGACGCTAAAGCGCCTACAGTGGCAATTTTTAGCCCGCTATTTATGACGGCATAAAACCCAGCCATACCATGATAGGCTAACAAAGTTTTAGCTAACTCTACTTTACTTATTCTTGCGCGGTTAACCAACGCGTCTAAATAGTTATTATAGAACTGGCCGGTTGTATTTTTAAACATTGTGAGCGTACCTACAAATGGATTTCCCGTCTGTAAAATCGTACCCATTTGAGCTAAATCTTTTGATTGCTGGGTCTTATTTGAGAAGTTAATTACACGGTCTAACGCCTCAACTTTATCCATCTTTTTAGTCCGGGTTAAATGTTTATATAAAGACCAACCTCCCGCAAGTATAGCGCTTCTATCACCTATCTTCATAAACATACCGCCAAAATGGTCTAATCGGGGATTGTCTACAATCCGTTTAAATTGGTTAAATTCAGGGCTTTCTATAGTTTTAGTTAACTGAGCTAAATCTCTTTCTAAGCCGATACCCCTCTCAGAAAACCACGCTGTATCTGTTATAGCCCTAATCTCACCTGACTTTATCGCTCTGGGTAAATCTAATAACCCTTTTGCGAAGGCAGAGGCGGGCATCTCTGTTAAATAAAGGCCTGTAGATAATAACTGTACAGTTGTTCTTTTTGGAGAAAAATATAATACACCTTTTACCCAGGCGGATTTAAGTGTGTTTAATCCGCCCCAAATATTACGCTGAGCCGCCTCAAGTTTACCCCTGGTTAGTGTATCTAATTGAGCATCTAGTGTATCTACCATATGTTTACCATACTTTTGTGCTATAATCTGGCGCACCTGCTCGTTACTAAATATAGTTTTAGCTCTTTCAATAGTCTTAGCATGCGACACATAATGCGACATATCTTGTATATAGCGGTCTAATAACGCTATGTCCCCTTGAGCTTTTATCCCCGCTGTCTTTCCTTTTAACTCTTGAAGCGGACTTTTGTTATCGATAACCGGTTCTTTTCTCGCGTCAAAATGCATCTGGTCTATTAAGTCAGCGCCCTCATATGTTTTATGAGCAAACTCGACAATAAAAGGAGTATATCCTTTTCGATAAGGCAAGTCATAACCTCTATCCATTCTAAAAACGTCATTTACTTCCTGATAGAACTCGTCATAAAGTTTTCTTGTTTCTCTTATTAAATCAAAATCTTCCGGGTTTAAAAATTGCTCAATCTTTTTTATCGTATCAGGCGTATATTTATTTTTCCCTTGCAGGCGGGCTCTACCGGGGTCTTGCTGCCACTCAGCCCATCTCTGCCGGGCAATAGCCCTGTTAATCACAGCTGATTCTTTCCCCTTCAATGGTATCTGCACTTTATCTTGCAAGTCTTGGTCGTATTTATCTTTAATCTGAAACCTATTTTTAACACCAAAAATCCTATTAAATATATCTACTTTTTTGTTATTATACTTTTTCATTAACTCATCTTTGTATCGTGCCGTCCGTCCCATATCTGTAAACCGCTCAATATTAGACTCACCCGGCCTGGTTTGGGTATACTGTGTTAAATCTGTCATTAATCCCGGCCAGTGCCTACTACCCCGCAAGAAATTAAACCACCAGCCAAATAGATTACCTTTCTGTTGGAATTGCTCGGGCGTAAGTAATTTAACATCTTCTGCCGCCTTACCCGTTAGATCAGAGATAGCCAGGCGTACAATCTGATTAGCCTCCGCCTCTTTCGCCGCCTTCCAAGCGGCTCTCGTTGCCGCACCCCTATTATAGACCCTTATTAAGTCGTTATATATTCCTCTCGCCTGCCCTTTAGTTAGTGTAACCCTATGTAACTGGCCTATATCATATTCAAGCATATCCGCAGAGGACGAGCCTATATCATCTCTTGCCTCACCCGGAACTCTATTAATATAAATTGCCCGGTTTAATGCATTAGCAGTATCGGGGTCAAACTTGCCTTTCTTTATATCCTTCTTCGCCTTATTAAGCACTCGTTTAGCCGCATTTTTAAACACCCGCATTTCGTTCTCATCAGATAACTCTTGTATCTTATTGCGAAGCTGAGATAAACTTTTTCTCGCATTCTCTCTTCCTTTCTTAGTCCGCTTGATTGGGTGTAAGTTCCTTGTCTGTTTTCGCAGTGTATTCTTTTGGTCTTTAGTCAGTATTCCGGTCTCATCTATAACCTTAGATATATGGTCTTGAAATGCCTTTATATCCTTTGCCGCAATATTTTTTCCGGCTTTAAGCCCCTTATTAAATTGCGCTATCTGCCTATTAATACTCTGAATTTGAGTCACATACCCTTCATATTTTGATTTTTTAGTTGTGGGCTGCGCTTCCGGGTCTTTAGTCAACTCCGGCTCACCTTCGCCTTCCATTCGGGCTAGTTGATTATCAAGCCGGGTTTTTCTCCCTTTTAAAGCAGCCAAAGACCTCTGTTCTTGCGGAGTTCTGTCAGTTCTACCTTCCAGTTCTCCGATTTTTGTTTCTACCTCAAGCCGTTTCCCTTCAATCTCTCCTCTTTTCGATAACAACTTTTGTTCAGCTTTCAAATACTGTCTCACATCGGGGTCTTGATAAGGCTTAATCTCTACTTTTGGCACTTTTAAGCCGGGAATATCAACTTGTTTGGTGGTCTTTTCTTTAAGCATTTGAATATAGGCCTCAGTTACTGCCGATGGTTGATTATGGCGCTGTTGAATTTTTCCATCTATATATTGTTGCCTAGATACCTGTTTACCGGATATTAGGTCGACAACCTTTCCGTTTTTAGCAACCCCGTCATAATATTTACCATAACGAGTTCGGGCTATATCCATTATTCTATCAGCATCTCTTATCCCCCTGGTAGTTACAGACATTAACCCGTCCATCATAGTCTGGACTACGGCATTAGCTATAAAATCATCAGTAAACCCACCCTGCCTTTTATATTCAGGTATATGAGAAAGTCCGGTAGTTAATCCCATATTTAGAAACATATCAAAAAAAACAGGTATGACAACACCGGGATTAGTTATGCCAAGTTTATGTAAAATTAATCCAGTCCATCCGGGTGAAGATGCATAAGTTGCGACTATCAAACCTGCTTTTACTCTATCTTCAAAAGACCCCGGTGTAGTGATAGCACGATAAGCACCCATAAATGCGGCATTTCTAAAAGTTGCAGAAAGTGACCGGGCTAATTCTGCCTTATTTAAAACGGTGTGTGTCAATCCTCCCTTAGCGGTACGTGCCAGTCTTGCTGTTTTTGCAGCCGATAACGGCGCCTTTCCCTTAACTAAAGAGGCCAGGCCTGTTTTAGCTATCAATTTTTTAGTTAATACAATCCCGGCAACTAATGCCGCATAATCAAACGCACCCTCAACAGCCAAATGTTTTGTCAGTGCGCCCAACCCTTCTCTTCTTGCCTCTAACTGCCTATACATTCGTGTCTCTTGTACACCCGGATTTATATTAGCGAGAGGTGACTTAATAGGGTCAAATAAAATTCTAAAATTTTCTAAGTCCTCAGCTGTTTCAAAACCTAGGCGTTTTCCGGTAGGTATCCGGGAAGTTATACAATCAACTGCGGTTCTAATAACGGGATTACTGATTTTTTTCAACATTCTATCTTTAAAATCAACAGCAGAAAAAGGCGCATCTAGCATACTTAATATTGATGACTCCACAACTCCTGCCACTCGTGCAGCCCGATAAGTAATTCCCGGTTGATATACCTCTTCATACCCGTGCATACGAGGATCGGCTGTACTTATCTGCCGGGGGTCTTGTGTCCACGCATATGGATTTATCTCTTGTTCTGTAAACTCACCTATCTCTCGGGCATTATTCGCAAGTTTTACCATAGTTTGCACAGACCATCTATCCACTAATTGTAACGCCGCCTTTCTATCAAGCCCCGACACCTTCTGAACCATATCTGCAATTAAAGAGTGCCCTTCCGCCGCAACAGTAGTCCCATTTTCTCCAGCCATAAAGCCGCCCACACCCACGCTCAAAATATTACTCATAATTATCTGGTGAATATCGGCTTTATCAAATTCTGCCTCACCAAACATTGTGCCGACTTTTTCTCTCTGCATAGGAGAGCGTCTTAACGGCAGTTCTTCTACAATCATCTCATATAATTCCCGCCCAACCTTGTGGTCGTCATAGTATAATAGTTTTTCCAAACCTCGCCTTTCTACATCAGTTTCTAAACCAAAAATGCGGGATAGATGCATTGTAAACTCAGATACAGGTTCTTCTTTAGTACCAAAACCAATATTTCCTAAAAGAGTTTGTGGTACACCGTCTATAACCTCAGGGGTTATTTCTTGTTCTTTTTTATAACTCTCGAGATTTCTAGCCCAAGCATCACCAATCGCAGTTAACCAATTACCCAGTTTTTCATATGCGTTGACATTAAAAACACCTCTATCCGGCTCGCCTTCCGCCTGCCCGGCCGCCTCGATAAATTTAGCACCGAGAAAAAGAGCGGGATTTCTGTACCGTTCTACAAACTTACCGGGCGTACGCCCGTCCGGCACCCGAACAGAATGGATACGGTCAGACTGCTCTTTAGACACAATACCTTGATTTTTTATGGTAGAGGTCTTTGCATCTATACCATTTTTCTGTCTATATTCTTTTAATTCTTGTAATGTTATTCCACCCATTAGTTAATCCCTTCTTTTATAGCATTTACAGCACTATCAGGCATCTCATATAGCGGAGTACCTCTTTCATTATACCCGACAACCTTACCATCTGGTGTCACTTCTCCTATCGAATAAAGTTCATAAGTTGGGTCATATAATTGTCTAACATAATCTATCGCTCTTTTTGTTGCGTTAATACGTTGAGCTTCAGTAATCTCTTGTTCCGGACTTTGCGCTCTTTCTCTCATAACTTCTTCAATAAAATAACGAGCAGCTTTAACAATAGCAAAATTTTTCTCATCACCACTTAAATTAGATATGTCATTTATTTGCTCATTCATTATCTCGTAATAATGCCCAAAAGTATCTCTATAACTACGAAAACCCGGAAAACCTTTTTTACCATAATCTTCTTGAGCTAAAATTCCTTGAAGCATTGTCGGCTCTATCTCTCTTATATAGCGATCCTTTGTACTTCTTGTGATAAACCCCTTAGCATGCATTTGATATACTTCTGTTTGAAGTTTCAATAAGTCGGTTGTTAACTCAGCAGCTTGTTTTTGAGCTGCTGCCATGCTCCCCTCTCTTATAAACTTCTTAACACCGGCAATCTCTAAATCTAATTCTGCGTGTTTTGTATCTAATTCTATTGTCACTCGGCTATCGTCTTGTCTAACCGTATTAGCAAGAGCAGACATTCGAGATGATAATAGTGCCTCTAATCCATTTCTATAATCAGGAGAGGTTGCCGGATCATGTTTTGCCCTATCAACTTCTCTTTGCAAATCGACTAAATTAGCCTCACCGTCGGCTATTGCAACACCCCACTCAAGTAATGTTCCGGTAAATCTCGTAGTTTCGGCTAATTTCTTTTTATAGTTTTGAATTGATAATTCGCTTAATGCTTTTTTCTTAAACTCTTTTTTTATCTCAGACGTCATAGGAACCTTAACCGAAATAGTTTCAGTCTCATCACCCACCTTTTTCTCGATATCCACAGTCCGATTATCATACTTCCCCTGCTCTAAATCTGACATTAACTGAAATGGCTCTGTCTCGACTCTACTAGCTAGATGAGCGCGTAAAGCTCTTTCTCTACCCTCTTTTTCTATCTCATTTATTTTATCAGGGGATAATCCGGGTATCTCTACCGGTTTCTCGTCACCTTGTGAGGGTATATTCCTGAGTGTTTCATATAACATATTATAAGATGACGTAAGCCCCTCAATATTTGCAGTGCCACCGGCTATTATAGCCTTATCCACATTATCAGATATATCAATTAAAGCATTTTCTTCTTGTTTTTCAAAAGCCCAATCAAGCCCACGCAAACTCATTTGCTTTAAGGCAGAAGCACCCGCCTTAACGAACTTAGACATTACTTGTTCATCTTTTATATTACCAGCCACTTCCTCAAGTAACTTAGTCCCTTCTTCCTGTAGTTTAGTCGGAAGCTGTCTGGGATTAGCCGCATACTCTGTTTGTAACCCCTGTGCTACCTTATAAAGCCCAGAGACATATTCCATTAAATGGTTATTAGCACGAAGGTCAGAGAAAACAGCGTTCTGTCTAGCTCTCTCTTTTTCCTTACCGCGTATAACCCCACCTAAGTTAGAAACGGCTTGCCCTATAATCTGGCCGGCTCTACTTGGCTGAGTTGTGCCAACTGCCGCTGATGCCAATTTTTGTCTTTGATATTCGTTTATTTTACCCATAATTAACCACCATCCCCAACAAAAGAGCCAACCGCACCAACAATACCACTAACCAACGCAGCTCTACCCTCTGCCCTTTGATTGGCAGCTTGAGCATTAGCTAACGACCTCAAGTTTCTCCCTTTTCTCTCCTCTGCTCTTGCCTCAGTTGAGGCGTATTTTTTGGTTTGAGTTAATGTTATAAGCGCCGAGCCTGTTAATTGAACACCCGACCCAATATATTGAAGTGACTGTTTAGCCGCAAATTTTTGTCCTTCTTCTCTTATAATATTAGCGGTTCTCATCGACTCGGCAAACTGCACAGCACCTTGTGCCTCAGTCTGAGCCGCCTGATTTTTCATAACCTGATATGAAGATATACCACTATATAAACTTCCGGCAGCTTGCAAAGACGAACCAAAAGTCGGTTTCTTAAACCCAACACTAAAAAAATCTTTAAAAGGTGTACTTTTCTCCGCCACTATATTTATCCTCCGTCTTCGGTAAGATCTAATTCCGTATCAACTACCATCGCATTTAAGGTACACGGATAAGGCCTATTTTGTATTAACCAAAGGTGTCTTTGTTCGCCCCAAATATCAAACCCAGGTAAATTTTTCACCCCTGAATATAGCCGTGTCGGCCTATCAGTAAACTGACCGCCAACCCTAAACCCTATTCTTTGTAAGTTATAGGGGTCATAACCATAAGATACACCTAACGAGTTTCTAAACATTAAGTTTACCTGACTTATGGTTTTTACCTTTCCGGGTGTGATACCGGTATTTAACAATAACTCTAAAGGCATTGACTTTAACCTGCCCACATAAGGTAACCCAATAATAGCGTATGTAACCTTATCGTCAAGTTCTATCGAACCATTTTCGACTGTTTTATACGTTAGGTCATCGCTCTCTAAACCGCCGTCAATGAGAGCAACCACAGCCTCCCCCTCTAAATGGTCAAGCCCACTAACCGTCTGTTGTGTCAAATACCACTCTCCTGTTGCATAAGTTAACTCGGAAAAAGGTTTTAATACATTACATTTAACCTCGGTTGCACTTGTATATTCAACAATAATAGCAACCCCTTCTTCTGTACCTTCAATATGTTTTACCTGTATATTCTTGCCGACATCATCTTCTGTAAATAAATTATCACCTACTGTAACGTCAATACCTTCCCCTTCTTTAGCAGACAATATCAAACTGGTATTCTGAGTAGTATCTAAAACAAGAGCGCTATCCAAAAATACCTGTCTTTTTTGTGCTTCAAATAGTAAATTATAAAACCGCTGTTTATCTAATTCTTCATCGCCCGAGTAATATTCATCTCTCTCAGGTATATGCGGATTTTTTACCGAATACTCTATATACCTACGAGTAACCCCGTTTACCACCCTCTCTACACATATCCATAGCCTAAACTCTCTATCGTCTTGAGGCTCGGATGCTAAGGATATAACCTTACCGTCGCCGCCTACACTGTGAGAGTTCCATGCAGATATTTCTTCACTTCTATTATAAACTAACGAACATAAAGTACCATCTTCCATACAAGCCCAAATCCTATCGGGAGTTCCTCTTACAAACGCCATCTGCACTATACCAGGTCTGGTTATCTCATCAGACTGGATAGTCTCATCTGTCGACTCAAACCCGTCACTCATGATTGTATATTTAAAAGCGGAAACAACCCGACGCCCTCTTTGTACATATAATATATCATTACCAAATGCGACAGGCATCATATTCGCAACACCATGATAGTCAACCGGAAAAGATGCGATATCCGTCCCTGATATGGGTGTTGTGTCTGAACCACCGTTTACTTTCAACATACCTGAATAAGTACCTACACCTAAGAACTGGCGTGTACCTATAAAAAAACGGATACGCGCAATTGAAGTTTCAGTGGCAGAGGTTAGCCCATGAATAACGGCGTGGTCAGCGTCGGAACCTAAAGTAAAATCATCATATCTCGATTGCCCTGTACTGGTATCGGAACTTCTTGAACCATTTAAAATGTCGGGGTCATTATCACTTCCGCCATGAAACAATCGCCCGCCATAAAACCCACAGGTAGCTGGGGCATCTCCACCTTTCATCCCATAGCCACCACTCGTATAAGCGCCAAAACCGGATGTATCAATATCATTACCGTCTAAGTCTTGGATAGAGAAAGTAGTATCTGATAGTTTTGTAACGTGGTATTCTACCGCATTAACCTCTGTCATACCTCCAACCTCTTCCATTATAACCGTATCGCCGGTATCTAAATTATGACTTGCCCCTGTTGTAACAACACCGGGGTTGGCTTGTGTTATACCGGTTATTGTCTTTTGGTCAAAAGGATCATTGGTACGTGTATATGCCTTAAACTCCCAATCTGTTATCCCTGAACGCATTAACTTACGGGGTAGGTGCAGTGGGTGGTCTATATACATTATATCCGCTTTCTGAGCATATTTAATTAAATGCATAGAGTCTTCTTTATATGGGGACGCAATCTCATATATCTTTGCGCTTGTCCCACCGCCTGTATAGACGTCAAAACTTGTCGTATCAAAATCATTACCGTCCTGGTCTTGTAAAGAAAAAGTATTGGCATCTATTCTTGTTATAAGAAAAAACCGGCCATTTAAGTCGGTCATGCCCCCTACACCGTCAATATAGACCTCATCCCCCGTATCATAGCCATGTCCTGTAATTGTTACCACACCCGGACTGGCTTGTGTCACGCCGGTTATTACTTTTTGAGACTCGGTAATTGTGCCGGTATTAGAATGAATACGCATATAACCTTCGGTAAATTCAAGACAATACGCCTCGTTGTCGTCAAAAGCAAAGGTTATGAGCCATGCTTTGTTATTACGGCGTGTCGGGCGGTTATACATAAACCCCGGACGGAAATTGGTGGGGCCATGAAATTGAGTATGCCAATTATGCCCTAAAAGCACGCCACTCTTATATAGGTCTAAATTAGGGCGGTCTTTTAATTTAGGTGTAAGAACGCCATGCCTGAAATCATATACCGGTACATTAACTTCAGCCACGTGTTCCCCCAAACCTTGATGAGCCCCCATAAACTCTACGGGCGTTTAACATACGGCTTTGCCGGAAGGCGATAGGCGGGTTAGCTTTTCCATTCTTAGCTTTAGCATTTACCTGTTCTCTCTGCTTAGCCTGAACTATCCTATTTTGTAGCCCGGCATTTCCTGTCAACTTATAAACTACTTTTTCTGCTAAAGCGGCGGCTAAATAAAATTTAAAAGAAGGGCTAAATTTAGTTACGTCTCGTTGGTCAAAAACATAGCCTATATTTAGTGTATCCGCACCGTCATTATCGATAAAAATACAATTTTCTTCAATAGTGTAATTCCATTGAGATAAGGGGATATGTTGTTCTTTAATAAAATTTAAAGAAAGATAATCGTTTGGCAGCGCATAAGCGTCATCCCACCCAAAATCAGGGTCTGTCGCTCTTAACGGGATAGCTTTCCGTTTTGAGGCAAACACCCAGGGAAAACCCTCTAAAACCTCTTGTCTCACCCCTTCGTACCACCTAGTACAGGTAGCAGAAACCTTATCTCCGGCAGGGATAACAATATCATTGATATTTTCGGTCTTGATAATATCTAAAGCGAGGTTTACTATTTCGGTTGGAGCGTTTGGAACAGCCATTTATACCTCCGGATTAAAGGGGAGGCAGGGCAAAGATAGTGTCTTCACCCTGCAACACATGACAGAATATGCCCTCACCCTTGTTAACTTTTTCTTGCGAGGTTAACACGTAAAATTGATACTGAGTCAGCTGCTTGAATCATAGTCTTAACGGTCAAACCAAGAACAAAAGCCTGACGAGAAGCTGATCCATAATCAAAAGTTGCAACCTTATTAGCAAGTTCATAAATAGTCTTATCCTGGTCGGCTAAAGCTACATTGCTAAGCACACTTGTTGAACCCGCAGTTGTTACGTCTTGATTATCAATAAACATATCACCATCTATTTCAGTATCTCCGTGTTCCTCAGTCTCAAACAGTCCTAAATCAACATTCCCTGTTGCCGCACCGTCCATCTCCAAAGACCCTCCGACTATCACAAAGTTAGAAGGTACTTCACAAACTGCGACTTTGTAATTCACAGCGGTGTCCTGATCGAGAGTAATTTTTGCTACAATTTGAAGTGTGTCAGTTCCGGCAGCTTTTATTGCGTGAACCGGAGTCCCGTCACTACTTTTATACAATCTTTCATCCATTATTATCCCTCCTTGTTTTTAATTTCTATGCTTGGTTAGAAAATACAGTATGAGTCGCTGTTTCAGACACCACTAAAGCATTTACTATCCAATTTGTTCCATCACAATACAACTCAATCTTTGACCCGGCGTTAAGAGTATCTATTTTCATTTTTGAGTTACTGGTACCATTAGGGTAGACAACAAGAATGTCATTTGTACTAGCCTTCAAACCGGTAACCCCACCCAAAAAGAAATTAGTATCTGAACCTGTGTCAAAAGTCACATCCTGAGCATCCGCAGCTACTCCACCATAGATGAATGTGTAAAATAATCCCGCTGCCGGTGTCGGTAACGAGATAACACAATCAGCAGTTAAATCAGGAATTATGTGAAGTTTACCGGAGTTTGCCGCCAGAACTGTGTAAGCTGCCGCGTCATCGACCGCTACCACGCCTAATGTGGTATCAGCAGTGGATGCTAGGCTAACTACATCAGCAAGGGTTCGTTTGACAACCTTTCCGTCATCAGATACATCAGAGATAATCATCTTATCCGACTCAGTAGCGGCGTCACCACCGTCCGCTAACTCCGAAAACTTCTTAAACGTAAGGTCGTATTCATTTTTTCCCATAATCATCCTCCTTTAGTTTAAAAAGTTCTCATTAATAAAAAGTTGACGTATCTTTAGGAGTTGTCTCAAACTTAATAACTTTCATACCATTAGTTCTTACACAACCGGCTGTCATAGTGAGTCTCAAACGAACAGTCGAAATCTTAGACTCTTTTAGAGGGATAACCTCAAAGTTGATACCATCAGAAGCAACGCCGTAAATAAGGGCATCATTAGCAAGCGATATACAATTTCTTGTACCGTCTTCTTCCTCAGTAAGCATTTTCCCTGTCTCAGACTGTGCCCCAAAAGTAACATTAACCATACCTAACTGACGGCCGAAACCAGACTCATTAAGCATACCCATTGCGCTTTGAGGGTAAACAGCTTGAAACTGCCAAGAAGTAAGCTGAGTTATTCCACCTAAATCAAACTGCTCATCTTCAGTAATAACAAACTTTACGTCAGATAAGCCGGAAGGGGTGATAACCTCAGTTCCTGTAAATCTATGCATAATCTTACGAAGTAAATCGATTGTAATCCCGCCTGTTGCATCGATAGTAATACCGTTGTCCTGTGCAAAAGTTAAAGCTGAATCACCTTTTTCGCCATAATAAACAGTAGCAAAAGCTGCGTCAATACCAACCTTATCTAAAAATCTGTAAGATGCGTTCATCATTTCTTGAGTGATAAGGGTAGAAGGATTTTGAGAAGTAGTCTTTCTGAACCAGTGTTCATCATAGTCTACCTCAATAATCATTCTATCGGTTGTTAATTTTCTACGGAAAAGGTTAGCTGCGGTTCCTTGTGAAGCGGCGTTATAGGAATTATCAATTCTATAATCAACAGGAGCAATCCCATCAATATACATTTGTTTTCCTTCAACGGTAACATCACCGAAACCATTAAATAAACGAGTTTCTCTTTGCTGGGGAATTTTTAGGAGATTTCCTAAATAGTCATCTTTTAGGACTGTCTCTACACCCGCATAATCATTTCTAGGCATTTTAATCCTCCTTGTTTAACGGTTATTCATAAAGCAAGTTGCTCTCCACTCTACGATACCCGTCTTGCTACTCTACAAGGCCGGACGTCTTTCAACGATACCCGTTCATGTATGATTAACATACGGACGTAGCTATCTCTAGTATTATACCATATTTAACAAGCCGTGTCAACTTCCAAACAAATTTATTCCCTGTTCAGACGCTTTTGCGCCGATTTTTTGTATCTGAGAATTAAAGTGAGCAATCTTTTGTTTCTTAACATGTTCGGGTAAATTTTTATCTAGTTTCACCCTTAACTTTTGTTCCGATAGGGTGCGAAAATCTGACCTCAAATCACCCGTCATATTGCCGCCGCCGGTTGTATTTTTAATCTTATTCTCACCCACGTATTTATCGTGAATGTTTTTCGCAAACACAACAGCGGTTAAAAGGGCGTCATTATCCATAGTCTCAAGTTTCTGGGCAACTGCCACATTATCACCAAGAGAGTCACGCATTACCTCTTTAAACTGCTGAATTGCCTGTTCTTTATCCTCACCCAATACCTCATGAGTCAGTTTCTGAAAGTCTTGTTCCATCTTAGTCTGTTTCTCGATTAGAGGTTTTTGGTATTCATAGGTAAGTTTCTGAACCTCATGTATTACACTCTCAGCTGTCGCCTTTGGCACGCCGTGTTTATGGATTATATTTTTAATGGCATTATCAAAAGTCTCATCCCTTTTAACATCTTGTAATTCCTCTATATTTTTAAACTCATAACCTTCCGGGTTCTCCGGCCTTCCTTGAGCATTATAAAACGCATCCCACTCTTCTTGCGGGGCGTTCTCATCAGGCCTAATAACCCCTTTTCTGCCAATTAATTTCTGGGAGTGTGCAAACTTTTTCCACAGATCGTCGGGGGACTTCAAATCTTTAGCCCATTTTTCTTCTTTATATTCATCCGGCACCTTAAAATCTACATCACCTATACGTTTTGTAGCGGTTTTTGTACCCCCGCCATCACCACTGCCACCATCACCACTGCCACCATCACCACTACCTCCATCACCGCTACCACCGTCGCCGCCGCCATCACCGTCAGCAAACATTATTCCATTTACTAATAGGCCAAATACCGGGCAAAGGTATCTCAAAAAATCTAACATATTCTGTTCCTCCTTATGGTTACGCCTCCCATTGGTGGCGTTCAATTATTTTTAATATATCCGAGTCTAAATTAAACCTAATACTATCCCAAACAAGGCGTGTACCAATAGTAAGTAATGTTTCGTCTGTGTCAACTGACATCTGCCCCTGTTGTAGATTACCTCGTTTCCGTTTCAACACCGAACTGTCTCCGCCGCAAAGTAAAAACAGATAGCGTAAAAACTTTTTACCGTTGTCGGTCTGGGCGATAGAGCGAAGCATCTGCCTTAACTCTGTTTGTTTTTTCTCATACGCCTCTTTCTGTGCCTGTTGTTTAGCAAGGATTGACTCCCGGCTAAACGTCTTTCTCTGTTCTGCCATATGTTACCCCCTTTCTCTTCCCGTTAATTGTGTCACAGCCCCGGCTTTAGACGCCGACGCCTGTGAGTTCATTTGATTTGCCTGCGCTTGTTTTACCTGTGCCTCTAATTGTGCCATCTCCATCCGCATCTGCGCTCTCGCTTCTCTCCGTTTATTCCTTTCCTCAATCGGCCGGGTCACGACAGTATCTGTTGTGGTTAACTCTTTTAATTTCTCGGCTGTCCGGTCTGGGTCAATAACGTCAGTAAACTCTTCATCAACCCCACCCAATACGCCAATTGTCTCTACAAATTTCAGTGTTGATTGTAACTCTTCATTATTCATAATTCTTGACGCCGGGTTAATAAACTCAATTTCATACCAATCAAGCCCACTAATCTGTACTTCTAACACATCTTTTGGTATCTGAAACGGCGTAAAACCGTTTGTTCTTAATTTTTTCACTAAAGGATCGTTTTCGTTTTCAGGGTCAACAACACCCAATAAACCCATACTGTATAAAATGTCAACAGCGCGTTGTAATACCTCATCAAGAAAAGCTAATATCTGAGAGAAAATAGGCGTTAATGAGTCTGAACGAATACCATCTCTAATCATTACCTCGCCTAATGTCATTCTTTGGTTTTGTTGATTTAAGTCATAAAGTTTATCGAGTAAAAAATATTCCTTAACTTCTTGTTTTAACTCTATAAACCACTGATACATTACCGATAAATCACCCACAGTAAACAAAGGAAACATAGGATGTTCGGTAGGCAAAGCACCCGCCACATTAAAAACATTTAACGCGCCCGCTGATAAGTCAACCGCCAACCCCGCCAACGTTCCGTTATCATACATACCCATAGCAGGTTGTGCCGTCAACTCGCCGCCGATAGATAATACCTCATTACATACCTGAATTTGAACCACAGTAGGCAACGCTTCCATTCCCGGCCCCCTTCCATATGACTCATATTCAAGTTTATCATAAAACAAAACCTTGAGAGGCAAGGTCTCGTAACCGCCCTCTTCTAACCACACACCTTCAATAGGCATAAATAACTCAGAAGAAAAAGGCATCGCCAGTTTCCCTCTCTGGGCGGTACGTTTTTTGCGCGGTTTAATCGCCTCGGTTACAATAAACTTCCGGGAGTAATCATTTTGATTTATCGCGCTTGTTACCGCCTCACCCGCCTTCGCGCCGTATCCATCATACAACTCTTCGGCAGACATATTATAGTCGATAAACAACGCATTTATCTCACCGTCTTTATCATACCCGATATAAAAAGACAAAACTGTTTTACTACTAAACTTGAGTGGTGACTGATAACCCCCGTTTTGGACAGTTAGCCCGCTTGTGCCATAAATAACACTCTCTAAGATCGTCTTAAATAATGAGGGTACAAAACGAGATTTCGGGCGTTCAAAAAACATTGCTATATCCTCGTTAATTCGTTTAAAATAATCTATTGTCTGGACCGTATCAGGTACCGCTTTTGACTTAACTAAACGAAAAGTTCCTGCCTCGCTTTTCCAAACCATACCCATAATCGCAGAGGCCATCGCCTTAGCACTCTTCATCCCAATACTATCGTTTACAGCCCCGTCATTTTTAAACTCACCTTCAATAACCTGAGGTGTATAACTATTGTTCCCTTGTTCTCTCTGGTAATAATACTGACTCAGCGCCGCATACTGGGTGTTGAAGTTCGCCTTCGCCCGTATATACCCATCACGTTCCCGTTTTAACTTAGTAATCCGGGAACCATCTATCTTAGTAGTAGGCATTATTCCTCCTTATTTTATCTAAGTCTTGCAGACGCTAAAGGCTCGTTGCTAAGCCCTAAACCTGTAAGCCCGGTTGGCGATGTACCAATAAGCCCTAGACGATATAGACGTTTCCTAGATACTTCCTTTGCCTCATTTTCTGTAACCTTACCTGTATCTGTAGGCTCAGGTATCTCAATTTTTGGTGCGCTCGGTTTACTTTTTTGTGTAGCTGATACCACTGATGTCACTACTGATCCTCCCGCAAGAACTGTCGCTGCTACTGCCCATCCCATATTAAACCTCCTGTTTACGAAATCGTTTTTATATAATGTTGTTCAAGTAACTTAAAACCTTTTTTCTGATAAAACCGTTCAACTTTCTCACCAACTGAATTTGTTATATGATTAAAAATCATATATTTTATATCGTTTATCCGGCAAAACTGTATGATACTATTAAATAATTTTATACTGTATCTCCTATACTCCGGTAAAACAAACCACACTAACTCGTGAAAAACTTTATCATCTGATCCGGGGGGTACCATAACCTGCCCGGCTATAATCCCTATTATTTTTTTATCTTTATCGGCCACAAATGATATCTTATCATCAACCGATGTCCTGACAAATTGTTCGCATTGTTTTCTATTAAACTTAAAATCGACTCCATCCTGTTTAAAAAACTCACTAATTAAATCTGTAATCTGTTTTATATCATCATACCCGGGACGCCTAATAATCATTTTATAAAAAACTCACTTGGTTCTTTTGTCTGTACAAATTTTTGTGCCAGGCGCCTGCTCTTAAAAGGACTTCTCGCCCGCACCACATCCGGTTTCTCAACCGATATAGAAGATTTTATATTTTTAGCTCTCACCGGAAAGGCGAATGTCAACGCTAACCCGTCCGCTATATTAGGGCTAATCCCGTCGTTATCTTTTTTTATCTTATCCTTAGCCGGCAAAGACAGTAAACCACGCGATGTGGTTAACTCAAACCCCGGTATGATACGTAGGTCGCGTATAAATAAGTCCTCATCGGGAATACTAACACCACCCTCCTCAAACCAATCTTTCATAAACCCATACATCTGCGCGCGTTTATTTCGATATAACTCAGGCATTAAAGGCTCAGAGCCGAAATGTATCGCCATAGTCTTCGCCCCATAACCCATCTCTACTAACCTATCCCTACACCCGTAACCATAAGATACATCTAAGAATACCATATCCAACTCTTCCGTATCAATTTTCCTTGCTATCATCCCCGCCAGGCGCATAGGCTTAACCGGGTCTTTATATACCTCGTAACCAACAACCCTTCTACCCTGGCGGGTCACCAGAGCTGTCTCATCAGCGCCCTCTCCCGCCCCGTCTACACCTAATATCTTAGGCGCGAGAGTATCAAGATAGGCCTGTGTCTTACGCGCTTGTTCCAACACCTCGCCCTTAATCAGGGTGTTACCACTAGTAACAAAGGCCTCACTGAGGCAACAATTATGTACGATTATACCATTTGCATTAAAAGTATTTGTTTCCGGCACACTCAAATCAAAAACTTCTCTCTCTCCGACCTTCTCCACGGAAACTACTGTGTCGGCAAAGGGTTTGTCAGACAGAAGAACCGCTTTGTCTTTCATGTTCTTCGCTTCTTCAAAACCATTCGGTGTGGCGATAAGATGTTTGAGTGTGCATACTACTTCGTACCCTTGAGATGTCGTTATCTTCACACAATCTTTGTACCCCTTGTTCATGACCGCTTTAACTGTCCCTTGTACAGTCTTATCCCCTACACATACATCCCGTAGTTTCTTCAGTCCTTTCTCTGTCATTACTTTCGCATCACCATCTACACAAGGGTATTCCTGAATAAATTTCCACTCATCCCCGCCATACTCGTCCTCGAGTTTACGCCTACGCCAATATATTTGGTCAAGGCTTAACTCATATATTTCCATTAACTCCTGTTCCCGCGAGGTCGGTTTAAAACGAGCGGGCGGCGTCTCTCTATATTCGTCCTGTATAAACCAGGGTATAAACAGTGTTTTATACCTACTCATCGCATTGGGGTCGACACCTTTCATACAGAGGTTATAAAACATATTATTTACTCCGTTTGCCGTAGACTCCATAATAATCTCGGTCTTGGGGTCAGTCGCCACCCCTTGCATCAACCCCGTCGCTAAGTCATCCGTATTGGGATAAAAAGCGCATTCCGATAAGTGTAAAAGATGAGGATTAGTCCCTCGCCCAATACCGGACGACCCGGCAGTTCCTAACGCATACTCTGAGTCGATTTCACCAAATTTTAATTCCTTCCTATTCGACCGTGATACACTCGGTTGCAGGGCGGGTGGTAAATTGTAGTACATTCGTTTTACCATTGAAAATAGATAATCAGTAGAGTCAGAGAGATGGGCAAGAATAAAAACCGCCGTTCCCGGAAACAATACCGCCTTGTGAAGAAAACGGGCGGCGGTATAACTGGACATGCCTTGTTGCCGCCCTTTACATATACATATCCGAACTAACTCCCCTTGTTTTTTAATATCCTCTATAAACCTATGGATACGCCTCTGGGCTTCATTAAAAACAAAAGGCACAAGCGCCCCGCCGGATTTCGGCCTAATCTTAAAATATGTCTTTGCAAACAAAGGCAAATCAGACCTAAGACGCTTTATTTTTTGACTCGCCGCATTCATCCCTCACCATCCATTCTTTTCAACACCTCATCTAAAGTCGCATTGATGTTAGTGTTCTCACTAAACTGTTTAGACTTCCCTAAAATCCTATCAAGTAACTCTTTAGTCGCATCGAGGTCGCCCCGGGATGCTCTATGCGCAAGTCTAATAGACGCCAACTCGACGTGGCTTAACTCGCTTTCTTCATAATTTTCACCCGGCCGCATCAACGCCGCTTTCTCCACAACCCGTTTTACATATTCCCGGGCGGTACCTAAATTTTCAACCACTACCGGCACACCCGATTCATACTTAACTCTTACAATCTCGCCGTGTTCATTTACATCAGTATGAACTTTAGGCATTTGCCGCGCAATATCGGTCTCGGGTTTTAACGGCATGGGCGTAAACGGATTTTCAGACGTCCTGGAACGGGTCATCATTTTGGCCACCTTTAGCATTAATGTTTGGTTTTACATTAGGTTTTACATTAAGTTTAGTTCTAGTATTGGCATTGGGTGTGGTATTAGGTTTTACATTGGCATTAGGTGCGGGCGTTCTAAGGGTTGAGTTATCAATCTTATCAAACTCATCGCTGTTTACCACCGATGGCCGCTCGTGTCTGCGGATACCGTCAAGTTCAGGGTAATTGCGTTGCTTGCCTTCGAGATAATCAGCATAATGTTTTTGATATGCCTTCTCATCCTCCAGGCGCAGTTTAACCATCTCCCTCGCTTTCTCCACAGAATAGAAATCAAACACCGGAACATTTAATTGCCAGCGCGCGCAATACAAATCTAATTGTTCGTAAGTCATTATACGTAAGGGTATGCCTTCAATATCATTAGGATTGTTGCGGTTGATTTGTTTTATAATCTTAATCTCATAAATTCTCTGCCAGCCGACTTCCTTTGGCCCATACTTATCGGTAAGGTACCGGGGGACAAGATAATTTCGCAAAACAAACCATGGCATCTTCGCTCCCGCCTTGTCTAACTCAAATACAACGTTTGCATCCTTATGTTTTTGCTCTTGTCCTGCCGCATTGGTTTTGGTAAAGGTAATAACTGTTTTGACCAGATAGGGTAGGGGTGCTGATGCGGTGGGGGTTTGGGCTTTTTTAGTTTTTGCCATTCTGTCTTCCTCCTGTTTAAGAAAAAAGGTTTATAATATTCTTTAATAAATATTATACCATAAGAGTGGGTTAAAAGCAAGGATTGATTTTAGTTTTTTGGATTGGGTGGGTTGTTGGAGTAGTAAGCTAATCGGGCGGTAAGTTAAACGGGGGTGGGTTGCTCTGGCGGTAAATTAATCAGGTGATAAATTAATCGGGTGATAAATTAATCGGGTGTATCATAATGGGCGGTAAGCTAATCGGGTGTATCATACTGGGCGGGTTACTCGGGCGAGCGTATCGTACTGGGCGGGTATAGATAAAAGTATAGGATTCCTATTTTGTGGACGAGTGGGTGTGCGATTGGGGTTCGCCCGCCCAAAAAAGACCCGGGGGTGGGTTCAGTTTTCAAAACATAGCCCGGTAGCCCGCCCGGTGGATATGATCTTCGCCCGGAGCCTCCCAGGTAACCGCATATCAGCCCCGCCATAGGGCTAAAATTTGAGTAATTGCGTATTGTTGCGTAGTATTGCAAGCAGGGAGTTTGAAACGGTGCATATGAAAAATGCTATAAAGTAGTATAGATTACCCGATAACATTATAAAATACTATATAATAATATTAAACAAAATTGTTGCGTATTGTTGTGTAATATTGCAAGCAGACGAAAATTTAAGAGAATTTAAGCAGGAAAATTAAAATTTTAAGTTTCGCCAAGCTATAAAGTCCTGCGGATTATTAGCGATTGTTTAAAATGTGTATCATCATCATATATAACCTGTATAGCATTATATACACGTATACGTATTATACATACTATACCCCTATATATACCATATATGGTATATATTATAATATATATAAAGTATAAGTTATATATCATGATGATACAGATTTTAAATAAAAATAAATAGTAAAAAATACTTGACAACACTATGAAATAATGTATAATAACATTAAATAAAGATGAATATATTAACCGCCCGGAAATGGGCAAACAGGAGGTCAGAATGGAAAAAGTACTTTTCAAGCGTGATCAGTGGAAATTGATCCAAGCAAGCCTTGCCGATGAAGAGCAGAACTATGCTCTATCATTGCTGCACTTCTCATCGGACAAGTTGTATAGCAGCAACGGTAAAATATTAGTTGCGGTTGACCGCGATGAGATCGGATCAAAAGACATAAAGCCTGGCGCTTACATGTTAGTTAGTATAGGACGCCCGACGGGAGCATTCATTGAAGTTATTGTTGAACCGGCCGAAGGTGTATCAGCACCGGATTTTGCTACCTATATGGCACCGGCTGTGCCAACTAGCTGCTGGTTGCAATTAGAGCGCCCGAAAGGTAAAAACAAAGAGGATGCTATGCGGCTGTTAACCCGCGCGGTTTTAGCCATAAAAAAGGAAACCGGTGCGAATATTAACATTTATTTTTTGGAGGTGTTGACTTTGCTAGAGGCCGATCAATGGACTTTACATCGCCAGGCGGACGACAGCAAGCCGTCTAAAGCCATCCGGTTGTCTGCTTTAGGCGGTAAAGTTAACGTCACTATTTGCGCATTTACTAAATAATTTATCAACCCGCGCCGGTTGTGGTATACCCGGAACCGGCGCAGACAGGAGGGAGAAAGATGAAAGTGGAAACTAGAGAATTGACAGATTTAGAGATTTTTAAAAGAGCAAGCGACGGTTTTAAGGTTGTAAAATTTGAAGACTTGACAATTGATGACTTAACTTCCGGAGGCTTTTTCTACATTGCCCCAAATGAGTTATTTAAGCAAGGCCTAGCTATTGATGGATTTTCTCAATCAGTTATAAAGAAAATTTTTAATGCTATCAATGAAACTAACAAACAAAAAATGAAAGACGTGATATTAAAAGACCCTTACAAACTAGCTCGATTTTTAGATAACATGTGGGAAATGGTAAAATAAAAAGGAGGTAGGAGATGAGTGCTTTTATAGTTGAAGACAAAACCATTAATATGATTGTGAACTTCTTAGAGAAAGAAAGCTGGCAAAATGATGGCTTAACTTATGGAATGATAAAGAAACCGCTTGAAAGATCCGGCTATGATTTAACACAACCAGAAGAAGACAAAAGACTTGCAGAAGATTTATTTATAATGAACTGTAGAGCTGTTAACCAACGTTATGGAATGGGAGAAGCTGCAAAATTTAGGCCAATGGATTTTAAATTTGATGCCTTTGAGTATGCCGATAATTATCAAGTTTATAAAAGTTTATGTTGCTTGATTTATCAATGCAGTGAAGGCAAGGTACCAGAAGAACCTTTATTTAAGACTTTAGTTGATATTAAAAGGATTATGGCGGGGTGTTTAATTAGTAGGCTGCCGGAATATAATAAGGCCTTTTGGGGCTAAAATAGGAGCGTGGATTGATATTTTAAATATAGGAGGTTAAAGTGGTAAGAAGAACGGTTTGGATCAGTAGATTTAATAAATTATATCCTTTTTGTAGATTTTTAAGAAGATTGAAACTAATTAAACTTATGCCTTGTGACAGCTTAAAAAGAATTAATGTTACTAAATAAAAGGGCAGTCAAAACCATAAACTGATCAATACCGGTTGCAAGCCCGCCCGGGGTAGTACTCCGGGCAGGTGGGGAGGATGAAAAAATCTATGAATAAAAAAGACGTTTTGACTCACTATCACCGCCAAACTGATTTTTATTTACCTATATATAAGAGCGAGCTTGTATATTTACTGGCTAAGCGATACCCGCACGACGTGTCAAAATTTAAACGAATGCGGAAAAAACAGTTGTATGCGATTTATATTAACCTAAGAAACCGGGAGGGATAGAAATGACTTATGAAAAAGGGCATGAAGGGGGGTTCCCGAAAGGCCCCTTTCACCCAAATTGGAAAGGGGGTAAAACACATCAGAATGGAAATATTCTCATTCTTGCACCCAATCACCCCCACGCCCATAAAGGCGGTTATGTATTTGAACATAGGCTTATTGTTGAGAAGGAGATTGGCCGCTATCTATTGCCACGGGAAATGATAGTCCATCTAAACCGGGATAACAAAGACAACAGACCGGGAAATTTGATTGCTTTTACTTCGTTCTCTGCTTTACAACGATTTAGACACAACCCGGACACCGTAAAATCAGGCGATATAATTTTTGACGGTAGGAAATTATAAACGCACAATGTAACTGGCGTAAAATTAAACAGGAGGTTAAAAAATGACTAACACAAAACAAGAACAAGATTATTTTATTCACTTAGCAAATACTTTTATAGGTACAAAAGGCGATCATTTGAAATTCTACCGGGAATGTTTGCAGATAATAGAAAAGAAAATTGATTTTCTTGATGATATATACCAGACACCCAAACAATTTTCCGATGAGTTTTGCGATGCGGCGTATAAGGAAAGGCAAGCACTTTGCCGCCAGACAAGTGCTTTACATGAATTAATTAGAAAATAATCAAAATAATACTTGACAATAGTTTAAAACCTTATAAAATAAGGAGTAACATATGACACGAATAACCTTAATAATATTATTAACCCTAATCACTGCCACCGCCCATCCACAAGGCGGGGAAGTTCCTTTCACTAAAGAAAATTGTATTAGAGCCGCTATCGGGGAAGCCGCAGATCAAGGCTATCACGGGCTTTTAGCGGTTTGTGTTGGTATCCGTAACCGCGGCACATTAGCCGGCGTTTATGGGGTGAATGCTAAACACGTCGACAATCAACCACAACGTGTCTGGGATTTAGCTGCCAGGGCATGGGAGGAAAGTAAAGATAATCGCATACATACGGGATATATGTGGGAAAATATTAAGGCTTTCGGCAAACCTTATTGGGCTGACAGTATGGAAAAAGTGTATGAATATAAAGACCATGTTTTTTATGGGGATGTTGAATGACAAAACCATTTTCAGATAAAAAGTATCAGATAATTTACAGCGACCCGCCCTGGCATTACAACGACAAGCGAAATAAACATACAAGACTTTGCGGTGGGGCTATGGTGCATTATCCAGTCATGAAAACAAAAGAAATATGTGAGTTACCGGTTAAAAATATCACTGAAGAAAATGCTGTTTTGTTTCTTTGGGCTACTTGGCCGAACCTTCTTGAAGCGATAAAAGTAATTAAGGCTTGGGGTTTTACTTACAAAACAATTGGGTTTATCTGGATAAAGACAAACAAAAGGAATGGCAAGCCTTTCTTTGGAATAGGATATTACACAAAAAGCAATTCTGAACCATGTCTACTTGCTGTCAAGGGAGAAACAATAAAACCGGCCACTAATTCTATTTCTTCGGTGATTATATCCCCAAGACAAAAACACAGCAAAAAACCCAATGAGATTAGAAAGAAGATCGATGAGTTATATCCTACCCAAAAGAAGATAGAACTTTTTGCCAGAAAAGAGAATAATTTATTCAATGAGTTTAAAAATTGGGATACCTGGGGAAATGAATGTTGACTAAAAACAAAGGAGATTACTTTGACTAAACTACTTACAATAGCTGGAACGTGGATTTGTTCGGACGCACTATATTCTCTAATTCTTTATCAAGGCAAAGGAGAATCTTTTTTAAGGTGTCATTCAATAAGATGGATTCGTTTAATTCTTGGAATTATAATAGTATGTATAGCGTAAAATCTTATGTTAATTTTTAAGATATTATTTATAATCTTAGCAGTAATAGTCGTAATAGGGCTGATATTCTGCCCAGATAAGTTTATAAACTGGAGGGATAAATGAACCTTGAAAAAATTTTAAGAAAATTAGCTACTGGTGGTTATCTTTCTGGCAGTTGCGATACTGATGATGCCATAGAC